CTGAGAAAATTAATGCTGTTCAAAGATTTCGAGACAGAGTGAAGAGATCAATTCAATTCAGCGCGGATGATAGCCTCGTCGAGGCAATGTTGTCCCGTTTTGAAAGTCTCTTACTATTGTTGATTGATTTGAGCAAGCGTGACTCATTACAGGACATGATCATTCCAGTCTTAGCTTATGTGAAGACTTGGATGGGAAGCAAGAGCCTGCTTGGTACCGTGACCGGCCTTGTTATGAAGATTCTCGGAGAAGGGTCTTCAGGAGAATGGGAGGATTGCACTTCAGAAGGTGAATTCGTCCCTGAGAGTGGATGGTTCCAAGCCAATTGGACCTTGTTAACAAAAGGAAAATTTGGTAAGAAAATTGCAGGCTTGATCACCCTTTTAGTTACCTCAGGATTCGTTTCCGAAAAACAATCTAATGGTTACTCAGAGGAGCTCTTTCGCATTTTGCATATCAAAACCATGAGGAAAGAGAATCCATCTATACTTCATCATTTATTCTCCACTATTGATTTTTGTGTTGACAATGTCATCCCTGCCCTCACTTCGGGAGACATGTCTTTATTACTTACAGATGAGGATCATGATGAGATTGGAAAAATGTACCGAGCCTGTCTCGATGTCGTTCATCTAAATATTTCTGGCAAGATGGACATAGCCTTGGAAAAATATGGAGTCGAAGATGAAGCAGCGATTCTTGTCATGTTATTTAACACTAATCTTGGAGTTCAAAATATGATGAAACGCTGTGAAGGCGATCCTGCTGCGAGGCGTGAGTACAATAGTTGGCTAATCAAGTTGGATAAGCTTTCAACGGACTTACAGTTCTCCTGGCCCGAGGCCGGATTGAGACAGAAACCTTTCGCCGTTTTATTACGCGGAGGTTCTTCTGTCGGAAAGAGTACTTTGGCCGGTATAGTGCGTCATACCATTTGTCGTGCTAACGGACTTTCAGAAAGGAAAGAACATTATTGTACTATAAATGGCAATGATCAGTACCAATCCGATTTTAGGTCTCAACATGTCTGTGTTTTGTTTGATGACATGGGAAATTCTAAGCCCGAGACTTGTGAAGGCAATCCCATCTTCATTTTAATTCAGTTTATAAACAACATGCATTGTTCGGCCTTGAGCCCAGAAGCTGATAAGAAAGGGAAAATGGACATTCGTTGCCGCATTGTTATTGTCACTACAAACACTGACAATCTTCATGCTAAATATTTTTCCATAAATCCTGCATCAGTAATGCGCAGATTCGACGTTGTTGTTGATGTGAAGTTGAAGCCAGGAGCTGCTGCTCCAGGTGGAGGACTTCACCATAAATTCGCTGGCAATCCTATGCCTGATGCGTGGTTTCTGAATTATGGGACTGTTAAAATTTCCAGAAGCGACTCCAATAGCTTGGCAGATGATTGGTCGATAATTTCTATCGGAAAAGCCGAACCACTTGCTAAATTTATCGCTTACCTGGTCACCGAAACGCCAAATTTCTACACGACTCAGAAGGAGATTGTCGATTCGTCTTCAAATTTCGTCGACAAGGAACATTGTCAGGTACATCCATACATGACAGTGCCTTGTTTGATGTGTGATCCGGATTATGTTGCGGAGAAGAAAGAGAAAGTTGAAACACAAGCGAAATATCCTTTTGAGGTCACTGACTGGGAATCATTAAAAGACAAGACTAGTTGTGCTTTTATATCTGAAGAACCCA